CATCACGTTTCCTCCACTTCGTCATATAATCTTGAGATAATGGCAGCTAACGCGCTGCCGAGATGCTTGCGGTCACAATTCAGTACGGCATCGCGTACGTCGAAGACGTTGGGGTTAGCGCTGCACGACAGCGGGTGCGTCTTTACGGCGGGCATCTCCCAGTCATCGTCGACGAGAGCGTCAACACGAAACCCATCGCCGCCCACACTGTGCTTGTTCAAGAACTCCAACAGGGTTGGCTTGTCAGTTGGCACCTCGACTTGCTCAAAGGTACCGAACTGTTTGGCGTCGGACTGTGTACCAGCCCAACGTCCTTTGCTATCAGTGTACAGCTTCATGATGCAAACACTGCCCACACGACGACGACAGCGACGATGGCTGCCCCGACAACGACGTTGCGCACGCGATTTGATGTGTCGTCTGCGACGAACTGATCTAAGATAACATCTTCTGTGACACTGGCTGCGGCCTCGGCTTCGAACACCTCACGCGGCGTACCGACTTTACTCATCAGCTGGTGAACATAGCCGTATGAAACACCTGTCGCGTTGGCGACGTCGACGGGGCGGGCTAAAGGATTAGCGATGAGATACGCCCATACAGCTTGGGCCTTTTCACCGTGCGCGTACCGAGGCTTTGGACGTCTATACTTACGCGCTGGCGTCGACGTCGCCGCCTCAGTGCTCCAGCCTTTCATTATGCGGCCATGCGCCGTTGTTGGGTTGACCCCATTGGACCTAGCCATTGCGGCTACGTTTTGACGTTTCATCTTATATCTCCTGTACTAGATGACGGATGCGTTGCATCTCTGGGTGGTGGGAAAGTTTCTTGAGACCGTTAACTTCGATCTGGCGAATACGTTCTTTGCTGACACCGTATTGCTTACTAATTGCGAGTAGCGTCATTCCTTCGCCATGGGGTTGGCCGATGCCAAAGCGCAGCTTGATGATCTCAAGCTCACGCTCCAGCAAGGGGGCTTTGTTAGGTTTGTCCATCAGCCTGTGCGACTTAGGATGCGGTGAGTGATTGCAGCAGACGCCAGTGCGTTGACGTCGATGTTCAGGTCTTCCACGTTGGTAGGACGCTCGACCTTGGCACGAGGCGCAGATGCTGCGCGGTACTTTTGCATGTACTTGTTTGGTACATACATCTCCAACTCAGGCATCTCGTTCAGCGCAGCGTTGAGTGACGCGTGTTGCTTCATGAAACCTTTCAGCTGGTGTTCGACGATCTTGAAGCTTTCTTCAATCTCCTCGCGCTTGGCTGTGTTGGTGTTGAGGTTGTCGACCCACGTCTTGGCTGTACCGGTGAGGTTTTCATAGCGAACCTTCACGTCAGGATAGCTAGACCTGTAGGCTGGCGATAAGAGAACAGGGTTGGTCTCAGCCCGCTCGATACTAAACCTAGCGTACAGCTTGTCTGCGCCGTCTTTTACAACCACGTCAGTACGCGTCGGTTTAGTACACCACGCGGCGGGCACCTTGCCCTGTAACTCAGGTGCAGCTGACCAAGTCTCGTCGACGACGGCTTGGCTCATAGCCTCGTATTCAGGTGTGCCAACATCGAGCGTGTCGGTGCGAAACGGGTGCTGCGCATCCCGCGACATCTGACGGACATGATTGACGATGTCTTGAACAAGCGTGTCAGTTTTTCTTACATATGCCATATTGATTACTCCTCAAATTTAATGACAGTGCCCCAGTCGAAGTCTTCACTGACCGTGGTTAGCCAGACAGTCTCGTGGGTGGTGGTGAAGTTGTTCTGATCGCCGTAGCCATCAGTCAGGTAGACAACGACTTCGGGTTCGATACCGTTGTCGTCGATGTAGTCGAACACGGGCGAGAACGATGTGCCGCCTGTCTCGGTTGATTCAAGATTGATTGGAAAATCTTCGGGGGTGTACTCGACCACCTTGCTGATGTGAGAGTGACAAAAGACTACATAAACTTTCTCAGGGTTGCATGTGTGCAAGATGCGATTGATGTGACCGCCGAACATAGCCAACTCGGCGTCGCCGATAGAGCCTGATGTATCGACACCGATGACAACCTCACCCATCTGCGGCTTGGTATCGTGACCGGGAATGTACAAGCCACCGGCTAAAAAGCGACGGTTGGGGCGCTGCCATGAGTAGCCGTCCTTGATCTTGGATACCATGAAGCGTTCAAGGAACTCGTGCCACGGTGTTGACACGTTAACAAGTTTATCGACAAGACGTTCGATAGACCCCGGTAATTTACCAACAGACTTGGCAGCTTTGGCTGACTGTATGGTCTCGATCTTGGCTTGCGCCTCAAGCGTGTGTATCTGACTGTCGTCAAGTGGTTGACCACCGTCGTCGCATGGTGGGCCGATGTCGTTGCCGATGCCGCCGGGGCCGTCGCCGTCGCCGCCGTCGTCGTTCTCGTCGTACAGTTCCTCGGCTGCGTAGTTACGAGCGTCACGCATATAGACGCCACCCTCGATGGGATCACCAACACCGGCGTCGACGAGCGTGTCGTTGATAACCTTGTCACACGCGACGTTCCACGCAGTGTGCAGACGATGACCGATACGCAGAGAGTGACAGAGCATGTAGTGCAGAGCCTCGTGGGCCAGCAAGAACATGAGATTGCGCACAGTCAAGTTAAGATTAGTACACCACGCTGGGTTGATGTACATCTGACCCGTCGCTGCCATAGCAGCAGTGGACACGGTCTCGGTGTAGATGATGGGGCGCTTGCTGACAGCCATACCAAAGAAGGGATGATCGAGTATCAACAGCGACTTGGCCTTCTCTACCTTACGAACAAAGTCGTCGATGTCGTAGGTGACAGGCGGGTCTTGCATTGCAAGTGATGTCATGGTGTGCTCCTAAAAGTTTGGTTCGCCGTTCTCGTCGAGAACAGGCATCTTGTAAGTGAAGTCACGCTTCACTGGTTGTTGAACAACGTCTTGCTCACGGACAACTACGCCCAGACGTTTAAGCTCCGCCTCAAGCGGCGGCGGTAGCTTCATTGGCTTCCTCCTTTTTGATTACAGATTTTGATATGTCGGTGAGGTTGACGCGTCGGTCGATCAGAAACCGATTATCTTCGCAAGCATAACAGTAGTCGTCGAAGTCGTCGTTCAACCGTTCCAAAACCCACTTCTGTTTCTCGACGTCCCACAAGGCTGTAGCGTGGCACATAACTCTATCGCTGCCACACTCGTCGCAGACAAAAACTATACCCGTAATCATACCAGCCCTTTCATCTTACCCATGAGAGACGAGATGTCGGCCACGGCTGCGTCACGTGCAGTCTGTGAGTTGCGCAGTATACCAGTGTTGGCTGCATACTTGGTCGACAGCGATGTCAGGTCGCTGATGCGTCTGGCAACTTCGACGTCGTCGCTTACGTTAGCCCTGCGCATACGGTCGGCGACGTCCACCATGTTGGTTATGATAGACGAGTAGAAATTTGTGACGTCTTTCACAGGTGTTGACAGGTTAGCAACTGCTTTCTCCATGGGGGTGAGCATCTGCTTGATCACGTGCTTGCCACCGTTCGTCGTCGCCTCGTCGAGCATACGCTGCAACGATGCACGTTCCTCGTCGGTCACAGGGTGACGCGGGTCGAAGTCATTGGGCTTGGGCACAGGACTGACTTGGATGTCGATGCTGTACTTGTCCTGCAACTCATCCACAGTGGGGTAGTCGTGTATGGATACGACGTGCCCCTTGCCAGAGTTAGCAGCGCAAGCAGAACGAAACGCGATGTCTGCTTGTACCTCCTGATCCCAGTTAGCTACGAGGTCGGCCACGGCTGCATAAGCGTCGTCGACAAGACCGCGCAACTCGGCCATGATCGTGGTGTACTGCATGGAGTGAACCATATCGACGCCTTTCTCCCACGGTACGGTGTTCTCCTTGAGGTGCGTGTAGACCTTGTTGTAGGCGCTACGTGCTTTCTTGACGCGGTTGTCTTTGCCAGAGAACAGAGACTTGTACACGTTGTGCGAGCCACCGAACTTATCGGTCTCGTCGCGGTCGAGCTTGGTCGTACCCATCGTGGACATCTTGAGCTTGATGAGCATGGCTTTCTCGGCCAGCGATTTGATCTTGACCTTGGGTGCCTCGACATGTGGTAACACGTCAGCAACTTGCTTCCACGAAGAAGCGTCGTCGTTGGCTGCTGGGGGTGTGTGCGGCGCGACGGGTGATGTGTCGTCGACAGCTGGAGCTGCCGGTGCGACGTGTTGTTGTGCGGCCTCGATGGCCGCTTGTAGTTGTGCTTGCATATTCATATTAATTACCTCCCATAAAGATGTCTTTGTTGTTGATGGCCCAGTCTACAAAGTCTTTCGTCGTTTGTAGCTCGGGTGTGAGACGCAGGGCGTCGGTGACGTACACCATCTGAAACTCTTTGGGCAGACGGCTGACATACTGCATGTCACGAGCGAACGCGTCAGGCTCAGTCGTCATAGATAGCGCAGTCGCCACGGCGAAGCGCACGGCTGGCTCGTCAGGTATCTCGGCAACGTCGGGGCGCATACGGATACTGTCGATAGATGGCATCTTGTGCATCATGTCACGGGCAGCAACCCACTCGGCTGCGGCACCCTCGCCAACAGCGGATTCACAGGCCATGAGATACATGTCTGTTGGTAAGTTGGATGGCGTCTGTAAAGATAGCTCAGTCCATGAACGCTGCGTCGGGTTGCTCCGCCGGTTGGGGTCGTAGTCGTTAAGCAGGTCAGGGCGAAGCCGTAGGAACGCGATGAGTAAAGGGTCGACGCCGTTCTTCATAGCCCACGCGCAGAAGTCATCGAGCGAGGTGTCGATGTCGTAATGCTTGAGCCTGTTGTTAAGTTGACCAAGGAGCGGTTTGACGCCAGCCTTGTCTTGTGCGCGGTTGCCTGTTGCTAGGATGCGTACCTCGGGGTCGAGCTTGAACACAGGTGTCTGACGATCAAGCACAAAGTTACCGGCCCACATCTGGTGATGCGCGGTCGACTGCGCCAGTTCTTCGAGAATGATGAGGCCGGGGCCAGTACCCTCACGGAAGTCATAGAATATTTTGGTTGGGTTAAAGATAGTGAAGCCGTCGTTGACACTGGGGACACCGGTGAGGTCGACGACGTCGAAGTTCATAAGCGGTACGCGTTTGATACGGTCACGTGAAATACCAAGGCGTTCACCGATCTGCCAGCAAGCGTCAGACTTGCCCTCGCCGGGGCGTCCGTTAATCATGGCGGCGTATGATGGGTGATGCGCTTGGCAAGCGGAGATGGTGTCGATGAGTTGATTGATGCTCGGCATAGTTTGCTCCTTGTATGCACAGATGGAATCGGACGTGCGCAAGTAATGTCACACGTGTTTACATGTTAACAGATATACTGTCAACTGATTAGATTTATGAGGTCAGTCATATGAACCTCACCTTCGTTACTTGGTCGTCGTTGAATATACACAGCACCTGTCGTTGCTGCGGCGTGGATGTCCTCACCCACACGTTAAACCACTCGTCGGCTTCTGCTGATGTGTTGACAGTTATGCTGTTCCATAAGCTAACGCCGTTAGCTGTTTTACCGAACGCGTCGGTTGCCATGACTGTAAACATATTGCCTCCTACCAAAGCTCGTGATCCTGCCATGTGTATGGCGATGGGGTCAGGGTTCCTTTGTCACCGAATACGACGGTGTCGACGTCGTCGTCGATGTCCCCCCACATGCGGGTGTCGTGCCACATGTGCACGAAGTCAGGCTTCCCCCACACTCTGACAGCTGCGCTGTACTGCGCGTCGGTACGGAAGCCCACGAAGTGGACGTGTTTCATGTTAACCTCACTTAACTAGATTTGTATGGATGGCAGGGTGCCGCCGGTGACTACACCCTCGGTTAAAACGTCCATGGCGTGTTCGAGCGCCTCTTGGTCACTGTCGACGCCGTAGCAAGTGAAGCAGTGATAATCCACCCACTGCCCACCGATGGGCGTTTGCAGGTTGAAGGTGTCGACTTCGTTCCACTCTATGCGGACGTGCTCGCCGTTATGTTCTACTTCCCAATGTTTCATTCGGTGTCCTCGCTATCTACAAATTTCCCGTAGCTTATAATTACCTCGTCATCGAAGTAATCTCTGCCGCCAACCATAAACCGTGTTTCGGCTGCGTCTTCGGTGTTAGCAATGTCGACGTATTCTGTTACCTCTCCGTCGCTGCTAATGATCTTTACATATTGCAACTTCATGCGCTGTCCTCTCCTGCATAAATTACGTCGACTGCGCCATACCGTGGGTACGCCGCCTTGATATGAACGAACGCCGCGTTGGCGTCGGCTGCTTTGAACAACGGGGTGATGTACTCGTAACCGTCCTCGTCATACATAAGACCGTTGAACCACTTCACGCTGTCGATGCGTGGCCCTCTTGGGTGTGTTGTCATTAGATGTCCTCCAGCTTTTGGGTGAACGTGTAGCCAAGGTGTTTTATGTCGGCGATGACGTCGTCGGTCAGCGTCTCTGTGTTGGCGATCTGGGCGAAGATGCGAGATGTATTACACTCGGGGTAGATGCGGCGGGTGCCGTAGTGATGTTCGATAGATACGATTAATTCAGTAGTCATTGAAAACCTCCAAAGCCAAAGATGATGTAAAGGGTGATGAAGAACGCTGCGACGATGGCAGAGCATCCGATGAAACCCACGATGATCTCGCGGATTAGGGGCGACATGTGTCGTCCGATGTGTCGTGGCTTGCTCATGCCTCAGTCAACTCAGTTAGTATGTCGTGCCAGACCGCGTCGTTATGAGCTGCGCGATCATCCAACGAACGACGAAGCTCTGTGACAATTTGCTTGAGCTTACACGTGAACACGTGCTTGGTGCATGATTGTGCTGGGGGCATGATATACTCCAAATGTTGGGGGGTTTATGACAAAATACCTTTATGACAAAGCATTATGACAAAAGGCATCGCGTAAGCCCTTGATAATAAAGCTTTATGACATTATGACAAAGCTGTGGGATAAACTTGGAGGAGGAGCGGCGGCGCGCGCGAAGCGAGCGCAACACACACACTTTTTTCCTCCTCTATATTATTATTTATAATTGTCATAATGTCATAATGTCATAAAGGGGGGGTTAACCCCCTGTAAACAAACAAGTTTGGATTATGACAATCCATGTGACAAAGTAAAACAGCCTCTATTTTGTCATAAAGGCTATTCTGGTGTGATTATTCAGCTGCGATGGCAAGTTGAACAGGTGCGCGGCGCGCTTGCAGCGCGGCAATCATGGCTTCCAATTGATCGGGGTTTGCCTTGTGCGCTTTTTCAGCCCACTTGGCTGGATCGAACGGGGCGGCGGGTGCCTTGTCTAATTTGAATTCGTCCATAAACTTTTTGCCGCGCATGGATACCTTGTTATCTGCGAACTCGCGCAGCAAGGCGAGCTTTTTAGTATTCAACTCAGCACCCGAGATGCGAATACCTACAAGAACGCCGTTCTTTTTGTTAATCTTGGCACCTTGAAATAGTACCTCCGCAGCGTCGCAAACACTTTGCGCAGCGCGCTTGTCACCACGTTTCACGGCGCGCTGCGCGCCGCGTGTTAGAATAGATGTATCGCCTGTCTCCGCGGCGTATTCAACGCCCACTAGAAATGCCGATGTCATGGCCGCGCCACTACCTACGGCCTCAGCAAATTTGTCAACGGCGGCTTTGATGAATTGTGCATTATCTGACATAGTAATATCCTTTTTATATGGGGTTATTGCGTATGAGAACGCATGACAAAGGCGGCACAATGCGCGCCGCCTCTCTCTATTCATTCTCATTTTTCTTCCGCGCCCTACATTCCGCCCATCACATATGATTGCAAATCATACGATGCGAGCGCCGCAACCGGCGGCCAAAAGACTGACGTCTCAAAGCGTTCCATTGCGCAGTATTTCACGGTGGTTCATGCTACGTTTTTGATCACATGCTACCCTTTAAACCCAGCGATTAAGCAATTGGCGCATCCCTTGTTTCCGCGATACACTGCGGGCGAGGGCTATACGATACAAAATGTGGGGTTTTATCGGTATCAACTCAGCTGCGCGGGCGTCAATCGCGCGGGCAAAATTGAATGACGTTTTGCCAAGTCCCGTTCCCGTCAAGTCGGAACGCGAGTGGCTCGGGAAGCGTCGAGCTATGTCAAATAACGTGTGATATGTGGGCTTCCACATATGGTGCAGAATCTGACAGGGGGGTAGAGGCCGAGGGGGGGTGGCCCCCCACCCAGCCCTTATGTGTTACGTGTATCGCGCCCCCTATTTTTTCCAAGTGTTCTCTGTTTGTTCCTCCCTACTCAGTTGCATTGACCCAAAACCCTCTAAGTGTTAACGTGTGAACATGAGTAACCATGTGTACAAAGCAATCGACCCCGAAAAGGTTGACCAATCCATCCTGTCCCCAGCTGACTTGCAGGCTATCGAAGACGATCCGAGTAAAATCGAGACGGTGGCGCGTATGTTGGGTGCGGTGAACCTAGATAACTTGTTCCGTCACATGCAGAACCCCACAATAAACCCGACGGCCCGGATAGAGTTCCAGAAAATGCTCAACAAGATGGGCAGGTTGGAACCGGATACCAAGTTGGATACCGGTGGAGGTGGCCCACAGGTGGTCATCAACATAACGCGTGCCAAAGATCAGTCCGATGCCCTCACCATCGAAGGTCAATCAGTAGACGATGCAACATGAGATAGACTTTGAGGTCATCGAAAGCCTCGATGAGTTCTTTTACTCCGAAAAATTCATTTCTCTGGCGGTAGGGCCGGTCGGATCGACCAAAACTACGGCTGGCATCATGAAAATCCTGCACCATGCGGCAAGAATGGCCCCATGTAAGGACGGAATTAGGCGTTCTAGGACCATTTGGGTGCGAAATACGCGAGAACAGCTGCGAGATACGTCAATTCCTGACTTTTTGAAGTGGATTCCTGATGGAATTATGGGGTCTTTCCTCAAAACCGAGTACAAATTCGTCCTAAAAGTGGGCGATATTGAGTGCGAAGTGCTGTTTCGTGGCCTAGATGATGCCAATGACGTGCGTAGATTGCTCAGTTTACAGGCTAGTTTCATCATATTTGACGAATTTAGAGAGATTCACCCCGATATTTACAACGCCGCGCAGGGTCGTGTGGGCCGGTATCCTGACAAAATGATGAACGGGGTGGGGTGTGTGACCGACGATGGGCGGTCGAATATGCACATTTGGGGCATGACGAACCCCCCTGATATGGATACTTTTTGGGAAACTCTGCTCACAGAGCCGCCTGACAACGTGCATGTAACCATACAGCCCAGTGGGTTGGCACCGGAGGCCGATTGGACGAGGTTCTTACCTGACGACTACTATGACAATCTCGCGCAAGGGAAAACTGAGGACTGGGTCGACGTGTATATACACGCTGAGTTCGGTAAATCGCTCAGTGGACAGCCTGTGTTTAGATCGTTCGACCGTACGGTCCACTCCTCAGATGAAGAGTTAACTCCCATGTTTAGTGACAGCCCGCTACTCATAGGGATCGACGCGGGGCTGACGCCCGCAGCGGTAATCGGCAGCGTAACGCACGATGGACGACTGGTCGTGTACGACAGTTTGATCTCTGACGGCATGGGCGCGTTGCGCTTCGTGCGAGAACGGCTCAAGCCGTTGTTAAGTAACAAGTTTCCGGGGCGACGAGCGATAGTTATTATCGATCCCGCGGCGTTTCAGCGTGTCCAGACGGACGAGAGAACCGTGGCGGATATATACAAAAACGAGGGGTTCGTTGTGAAGCCCGCGAAGACCAACTCAATCGCGGCGAGAATAGCTGCGGTGGAGAAATACCTGACCCGTGTGGTGGACGGTAAGTATAGTTTCGTCGTCGACGGTGTTAGCGCGTCGTCGTTGGTGCAGGCGTTAGCCGGGAAGTATCGGTACAAGATAAACACGAAAGGGGCGCGGGATGAGAAGCCTGAGAAGTCCCACCCGTGGTCAGATGTGGCCGATGCGTTCCAATATATGTGCCTACACGCCGACGGCGGCGAGACGTTCGGAGCAAGCCCGTACTCGACCCAGAGGAAAGAGGTCGTTCGGGTCTCCTCTAGCGGCTGGACCTAATCTGTTGACGTGTTAACAGGTAAGTGCTACCATACGCACGACGTCACAGGTGAGATTTTGATATGGCGCTAGGCTCAGCCCTAATTCCTGTTGCTCGTGCTTCTGATCTTGAGGCACAGGCGCAGCGTGCTTCTGATAAAAAACAGAACACCCCTATGATTGTAGGGTTGTCTTCCCACGTCCATAAGCGTTGGGAAGTGATGCGCGATCACCATCAAGATACTTTGGAAGAGCGCTTAGCTCAATGCGTTCGCGCAAGGAATATGGAGTATGAACCCGGCAAACTCGCAGAAATCCAAGAGCAGGGCGGCTCAGAAATCTTTATGGGTATTGTTAGTGCTAAGTGTAGGACAGCTACTGCATGGCTGCGCGATACACTTTTAGGCACCGGTACAGACAAACCATGGTCTCTTAGCGCGACGCCTATTCCAGAGGTGCCGCCAGATATAACTCAGGCGATGCAGAACATTATGCAGCAGAACCTGATGCAGTATTACGACGCTGGCGGGGAACCGCCAGATGAGACTGAACTTAAACAGCTTGCGTCGGGTATGAAGGATACGGCCATGCGGGCCATGAAGTTCGAAGCGGAAAAGCGCGTCGAGCGGATGGAAACCAAAATGGAAGACCAGATGCTTGAGGGGGGCTTTACCAAGGCTCTGTTCGAGTTCACGAACGACATAGCCACATTTCCTTACGCGGTTCTTAAAGGGCCGATACCACGCAAACGCAAAGCGATGAAATACGTTGAGGGCGGGTTGGGCGTGGTCGACGTACTCCGTGATGAGTGGGAACGCGTCGACCCGTTCAAATTCTACTGGATGCCATGGGGTGATGATATTCACTCAATGCCCGTTGCGGAGCTACACCACCTGACACGAGACGACGTTGAGAATATGCTCGGCGTTGAGGGCTACGACGAAGACGCTGTACGTTCGATCCTTACCGATTTTGGGTCGGGGGGCTTTGCTTGGCTAGATCATAACGACGACCTTATGGAAGAAGTCACCGATCAAGATTTTGATGAGGCCAGTAAAGACTTAGTAGCCGCACTACAACTGTGGGACACCATACCCGGCAGCATTTTAATCGAGTGGGGGCTAAGCCCCGAAGAGATAGAAGACCCGCAGAAATCCTACCCCTGTGAAGTATGGATGGTCGACAACATCGTTGTTCGTGCGGTGCTTAACTACGATCCATTGGGGCGCAAGCCCTACTACATGACATCTTTTGAAAAGGTTCCGGGCCGTATCGACGGTAACGGGGTCGCCGACCTTTGTATGGACGCTCAGAATATGTGCAACGCAGCTGCTCGGGCGTTAGCAAATAATATGGGTATTAGCTCCGGTCCACAGGTCGGCGTAAATATTAGTCGCCTTCCCGCCGGTGAAGACATCACTCAGATGTACCCTTGGAAGATTTGGCAATTCAAACAGTCGGACTACGCGGATTCGACGCAGCCTATGACATTTTTTCAGCCAAATTCTAACGCTGCTGAGCTTATGGGCGTGTTTGACCGCTTTATGGCGATCTCTGACGAGGTATCAGGTATTCCGCGTTATATGACCGGCCAGCACGTTCCGGGCGCAGGACGTACGTCCTCGGGGCTGTCTATGCTTATGTCGAACGCTGGTAAGAGCATAAAACAGGTCATTAGCAACATCGACCATGACGTGATGCGGCCAATGCTAGAGCGTCAGTATCAGAGAAATTTAAGGTATTCAGATGACCCAGACCTTATTGGCGATGTCCAAATTGTGGCAACGGGCGCGATGTCGTTGGTCGTTAAGGAAGCTGAAGCTGTCCGTAAGACTGACTTCCTCCGTCTTATTCTGGAAAGTCCGGTTGCACAGCAGATTGTTGGCTTGCCGGGTACGGCTGAACTCCTCCGCGATTTGGCCGGTAATCTTAACACCAATGTTGACCGCCTTGTCCCTAGCCGAGAAGATGTTCAGAAGCAGCAAGAGTTAGCTCAACAGCAGCAGATGATGATGCAGCAGATGCAGGCTCAAGAGCAGGCCGCGCAGCTACAGGAAGACGGAACTCCTAAAGGTGGACGGCAAGATAACACCATGAGTCCACGTCCTAACGGCCAGTAGCACGCACACGTGTTGACACGTTAACAGATATAGAATAGATTTATGACATGATTGACTTGAATCTTTGTGATCAGCAGCACGTAAAAGCACTGTTGAGACTTAAAGAAACAGGTGAAACGTCGCTGTTAGGTCTTTTTAAGGCCGAAGCAGAGAAAGCCAAAG